GTCCAAGATTTGTTTACTAACTCAAGGTCAGTCCAGCCATCGCTGCCTAGCACTGTTGTATCAGTAGTGTTAGCAGTAACATCTAATGTAAAATCTTTCACTTCGGCAACAGCCGTTGTATCAACGTAGACTGCGCCACCATATCCAGAATGTGTAGCCATTTTATTTCCTCTGCTCTAAGAGCGTTATGTTAAGGCGCAATCGCCATTATAATGAAACATCAGGATTATTTTCTCTTACCTGATAAGTTACTTCAACAGTCAGTGTACAAACAGCAACAGGCTGATCTCCACCACCATCAAAATCTGCATCAAAGTTGATAATGCGTGTATCTTTAGCATTACCACCTCTTGTTAAATCTGCAAATAATGCCTCTTCTATCTCAAGGCATATTTGATCGAGCTTGTTATCATAATCAGTAATGCCTTTAACGTAAACTTCGACCTGATACTCACACCGTCTAGTTTGCAATCTAGGTGGGTTAATCGTGTCGTAAGACGTATCTTCTGTTCTGTTGTATATCAATATCCCAGGCAACTTAGCACCATGCATGGGATAGACTCGACTTTGATATACGTTATATCCAACCGTATTTAGCCCAGTTAGAGTAGTCTTAATGTTATCTCTAATTAACTTTCTTACGTGAGCCATTATTGTGCCTCTAGCGCAATTTCAGTGATACCTGTACCGTCATCCATTAATATAGTGACAACATATAAAGAATCTCTTACTAAAAACATATCACCCTCTTCTGCATGAGGGATGTCAGCAGTTCTTACTGTTAGCCTTGGAGAAACTGCAACAAAGTCTACGCTACCACCAGCACCAACTGATTGATATTGATTATCAAATATAGCAGTAATGCTAGAATGCAAGCCTACCTGGGGCATAAATCTAACTGTCTCACCAAAGTCAGATAGCATTAATAGTCTTTCGTTTGCAGTCTCTACAGGCATTATTTTTTCGCTCGTCTTTTAGTCTTAGGCTTATCTTCACTTAAACCAATGCTTCTGTCTTCAATCTTTTCTGGCTCGCTGTACGGAATAGCTCTGCGTAAACCTAGTAGAATTTTAGCATCTGCTTCGCTTAACTCTACAACATCGCCTGTTTTATATCTTGCCGTGCCAACAGCACAACCTTTAATTATTTCATACTTCATGGTTTTTCTCCTTTAGTAAAGTCTACTGTGGGATAGCCGTGGAATAGACTTTAGTAAAAGAGGGGGGCAAGCCCCCTCAGTATTACTTATGCACCATCGTTACCGAAAGCAAAGCTAACAGCGTGACGTACAGCGCAATCTACAGACTGTAGTGCAACAACGCGCACAGTACCAGACTTAGATGCAGTGTATGGGTCAACTACGATGTCGAGACCACCAAACATACCGATTAGTAGGTCATCAAAGTTACCGAAGTACAAGTTACCAGCAGTTGCTTGGTTAGAAACAATTGCATTGTAACCATTGATTTGACCGCCTTGCGATACGAACTGACCTGAGCCAGCATCTTTAGCAGTAGTTTTTAAAGCACCGTTCATGCTTGCTGGCAAGATGTAAGACAAGTTGCCGTTAAGAGCATTGTCTTCAGCTACAGCAGTTTCCAAAGAAACAACTTCTGCAAAAGTTGGGTTTGCAGCGGCAAAGTTAGTTACAGTGTTAACGCCAGTAGTGTTAAGAATACCAGTAGGCTGACCAGAAGAACCTGTACCCTCAAGACCAGCTTTATCAATAGCGATTGCCATTGCTTTAGTAAGGTCATCACGAATTAGGCTTTCTACGTCTAGGCTAGATTGAATCAATAGCTGACGGGTAACGTCTGTGAATGCACCTAAAGTTTTAGGTGTAAGACTTACGTTGCCTACAGTCATTTCTGACTCAGAAGCATCGCCACCTTCAGTAGCAATCCAAGAAGCAGCTGCAGCAGCAGTTTTCTTAGGAATCTTAACGTCACCGCTTAGACCACCAAGCATACGTGCGCCAGCAGACATAACTGAAGACTGGTTACGTAGAGCATCAATGAAGTCACCGCCACGGAAATCGTCACTGAATAATTCAGACTCATCCGCAGAGTTTAGGTCACGCTTGTTCCAAGTGCGAAGTACGTCAGCAGGAAGCATAATTCCTTGTGCAGTAGTGCCATACTGTTCAGCAGCAGCGCGTGAGCATTCAAATTCAAATGCCGCAGCTTCTTGAGCTCTACGATCAGTTGGGTTAGCTAGTGCGTGGATAGCGCGCATCATGCTAAAGTTTTGTACTTCTTTCTCGTTCATGCCGATGTCTTGGCTTTCAAGAGCAGTTGTAGAGCCGATAGACTCTAATAGTTCGCCACGGAACTCATCAATTGATCTGCCTTGTGCGATTGCTTCACGAGCCATATCTGATTTGTTGTGACGTGCGCCTAACTCAACGATTTGAGCAGCGTTCTTTTGTGCGGCTTGCTGGGCTTCAGCTTTTACCGCTTCGATATTAACTTCTGACATAATATTTCTCTCTTTTAGGGAAGTTTTGATTACGGGTTTATTTTCAGCTTTGCCTGAACGCCCAACGCCAACTGTCATATCGGCAGGTATAGACACCAAACTTGCTTCAACGGGTTTCCATGACTTAGCACGATAAGTTTCCTTATCATCTCTGTCTCTTTCCATTTTGCCAATAGAATAACCAACGGAAATGTTAGCTTTAATTCCATCAACAACATCAGAAAAAGCCTCACGAGCTAATTCACCTTTTCCAAAGCGAACCTCTGCGCGCAGTCTACGCGATTGCTCATCAAGCTGTACTGATTTGATAACACCAATTTGCTTTTCAGGGTCATGATCTAAAAGCAATGGTGCGCGACCACTTGCAAGGAACGACAAATCAATTGATTCCTTGCTATGATCTAATACTTCATTACCAAACGAACGACCAACAGGCTCTTCGCTTGATAGTGCCATCTTAACTGTTCTTGTCTCTTCATCAATAGGAGAAAATTCCATCTCCATTGCACGATGCTGCACTTCAGGACTAGCCGAGCGATCAGTTTCTTCTTCCACTTCTTCTGTAGTCTCTTCTACAGCTTCAGCAGTTTCTTCTACTGTCTCTTCAACTACTTCTTCAGTACGAACCTCGTCAACAGACTCAACAGTAGCTTCTACTTCTACTTCATTGTCCATATTTACAGCCTCTTCATTTCTATCATCGTCTAATTGTCCAGCAATCTTCCTAGACCAAGAAAACCCTGCATCGCCACCCCATAATGCCCAAGCAATACGCCCTGCGCTAGGATAGCCTTTCTCGCCTGGGCTAAAGCCCTCAGCTTTCTTGTCTACTTCATGCCGACTAAAGAAAGAGTACATTCTTTTAACAGTGCTGAATGATAGCTCTTTTCTATTCTGTATGTCTCTTGCTCTGGCTACGCCAACTTCTGTGCCACCGCGCCCGTATTCTTTGCGCCACTCAAGACCTTTCTTTGCCTCTGACACCATACCGTCAGTAGGCTTAGTGTTTATTTCTTTACCCTTGAACTTCGGCATCATCATCTCCGACTATATCAGGATTTATACTGTTAAAGTTTGCTCCATAAGGCTCAAGAGCGTAGTTAACGCCATATTGTTCCGCTATATCGCGATCTCGTGCAATCTGAGACACTAACTCTTCTACATCTTTACCATACTGACTAGCAACGTCAGATAGGCTTAGAACGCCTGTTTTTAACCCTAAAATAGCTGCATTCATTTCTTTCTGTGGGTCTACCCAGTTCCATGCCTTGCCTCTAAACTCTGCTGCTTCGCAGAATCGCTCAAATTGGCGAACAGGAATGCCAAAGCTGTTTACTTCCATAGATGCAGATAACCACTCGTCATAAACAACACGAACAAAATGGTCAATCATAAACTTTTGTAGGTTTCTGTAACTGTCACGCTCTTCTAAAGCACCTTGACGAATAGAACTGTAAGATACCGACTCAAGATCATTAGAGAGTGCAAAATAGCTAACGCCTAATGCAGAAGCAATGCCTTTAAGCACTGCTTTGTGAAATGAATCAAATTCGTTATTAGGATATTGCGGGTCAAATGTCTTGAAGTCTACACCATTTGGTAGCTGATGAAATGTGCCTGGCTGTGCTTCCATAATTGGCATATTGCCATCTAAATCATCTGCAACAAAGCCATCACCAGTCGGTGACGTGAAGAAACCCATTTTACTAGCACCAATACGAGCATTTACTACCGCAGCTTCTCTAAGCGCACCTAACTGCTTCATCGCAGAAATAGCAGGAGTCATCCAAGGCTCTCCGCGTGATTGCCCTGCTCTGCATGGATCATATAGGTGAATCATGCGATTAGCAGGTATTCTAACGTGCTTAGGTGACTTGCCAGTCGTTGTGTAGTCGTAATCACCTGGATGATAGGTTAACACATGATAGGCAACAGGCTTTCTAAAGCGATCAAGCTCCACACCCATACGAACTTCGTTGCCATTAGACAGTCTTTCGTTCTTTTGCTCGTCAATTTGATCAGGCTCAAGGAACTCTAGCGCAAACGAATCATGGAAATTAGCTCCACGATGCATAACAATAAAGGCTTCTCCATCACGAGCTAAACATTCCATAGCTAATTTTTGTGCATCGACCCAAGACATTGAGCCATCTACAGTACAATTACCTAGTTTACCCCACTTGCGAAAAGCATATTCAACCTTTTGGTTGCCGTCTTGGTCTAATTTACCTATAGAATCAGTCGCCTTTACTTGTAAACCAAACCCTTTTTCGCCAATTACGTTGTTTTTAAGCAGATTTAGGTATTTTTTAGCATATTCGTTGTTTCTTGCTAAATCTCTTGATCTTGAACGTATTTTACGCAGTGCTGGTCTTAATTCTGAGTCTGCTGACCGCTCAGAACCTTTAAAATCAGCAAAAATATGCCCATTATTAGCCGCTGCGTATGATCTCTTGAATATCTTGCCTTTTTTCTCGGTTTTTGGCTTAAATATGTCAAAAAGAGCCATTTAAAACCTCACTTGTATAGTAGATGAGTTTTTACGCCCATGTTTTATGTCTATTTGGTTTCTTTCTTGCAAAACTTCTCTTTTGTAGAAGTTTCTAGCATCGACTAATTCTTCGAAGCCCATCTTATCTAGCGATCTTCCAGCTATGGAATAGCTTGCCACATCTGAGTCAGCTTTGCCACTAAGCAGACTTTCTATTTTAGCAAGCATTATTTCAGCATGGCTTCTAGGGTCAGCTTGGTTTACGTCTAAATCTGGAATTGCGATAAAATGTCCGCGATCTACTACTACGCGCTCACCATCGGCTCTTGATATTTCTAGTTGATAAAAGTAATGACCTGGTACGAAATCTTCGCTATCGTCACCAAGTACAGAAAATAGATAATGTGTTGTATGACCTGTGCCAGTCACGGTAATTTCATTGCTACCGCCACCAGTGATACGAGCTACATAAGTTGCTGTGTAGGTATCCGTAGGATAGTCAGCGACTAAATCAGACCGCTTCCACTGTATGAAGTCCCCTACAACTATTTCCTGTGGTTCTCCCTCTGGAGCGTTAGCAGCATCAAATAGATTCGCCATTAATTTACACCTTTATCGCCACGAATTAACAAAACTTTTCCCTGTCTTGGGTACAAATGATTGCCTTGGAGATACAGGTTCTTCAGCTTGTGGAGGCTGCTGTTTGTTCCTGTTGTCTGCTAAAGCGTTAATATCTACGTTTAATATAGCATAAGCTGCGATAGAGTAAACAAAACAGTCTAATGCTTCGTTTCTCGGTCTTATTTTTTGGAATACTCGCTTTTTGTATCCCCTAGTAAACTTTGTTACAATCTTTTCTGCGGTTAGCTGACGGAAATATTCGTCATGCAAGTCATCGTGAAAGTGTATGTAACCAGCACCCTCTTCTTTAATCCGCAACCTAGCAAAAAGTAAGTCTTTTGCTGTATCTACACCAACAGGAAATAACAAGCATTTACCAATGTTATTTTTCGATGGTCTACCTACAATAGCTCGACCCTCGCCACCAACACCCTTAATAGCGAAAACTCTACGAGCATAGTTCTTCTTAGCGTAGGAGTATACCGTATTTGTGAAATGACCTCCACTGTCAATACAGGTAGCGCGTATGGGCAATTGTCTGTCATCGTTGCACAGATAAGTAGTAAACAATTTAGTGTCTAATGCAGTCCATAGTTGTGGCGTAGATGGATCTCCATATAGAACTTCATGTGTAATTACCCAAGATTCATCGTCTCTTCCCCAACCTATAACAGATAGCTCTAGTCGATCATCCTGAACATCGACACCACAGGTGAGAAATATCACTTCATCAGGTATTCCCTCGCCATATGCTTCTCTTCTCTCTGCTAAAGAGTAGTCATCAATAGTCTCACCCTGATCTTCCCAAGTTTCTCCTAAGTAAGTGTTTGTCCACACTCTAAGTTGCTCTGGGTTCTTACGCATGGACAAGAAATCCCTAACGCCATCAGACAAAGGTGTCCACGGTGAATACAATCCGTTAATAGCAAATCCTGCTATACCCTTAAATTCCTTTTCTGCTTTCCATGTACCATTACGGATAGCCCATCGCCTGTCAGAATCACTCCACAATACATCACACTCTTCACATAGGTACTTTGCAGTATCAGGGTCATCATCAGTCCACTGTACATTAGACCACTTTAGCTTTTGTTCGTGATGGCAATGCTTACAAGGCACGTTGTAGTATCGCATATCAGATGCTTCGAACGCTTCTTCAATACGACTTGCATCTTTATTCGTGGGAGTCGAAACCATAACAACCTTACGATTCCAGAACGTAGCTGCCCTTTTACGGGCTAGTTGTATAGGATCACCCTCAGAACCAGCACTCGCGGGATACCGATCCACCTCATCACAAAGAACAAGGCGAATAGGTCGAGATGCCAAGCCTGATGGACTGTTAGCACCAACAAGCGTTAAACTGCCACCAGGAAACAATTTATGTAATGTAGTATTTCCACTGTCTCTTGCGCGAGGGTCTTTTACTTTACCTCTTAGGCAGACTGTAGATTTAAGCAAACCGTTAGCAACACGATCCTTTGAAAATGCTTGCGCCATTTCCAATGTAGGCTGTAGACACAAAATCGGTGACGGGTCGTTATCTATGTGATATCCGATAATGTTCAACAGGGCTTCTGACTTACCAAGCTGCGCTCCTGCCATAACGACAACTTCTCGTATGTTTTGGTCAGAGCAAGCATCCATAATGCCACGTTGGTATTCAGCGCGAGCAGTATGCCATCGACCAGGCTCAGAACTACTTTGGGAGTCTAGTCGTCTTTTTTGGTCTGCCCACTGACTTACGGTTAGCTTTGGTGGCGGCTTTAGTGTTCTTATTGCCGTCTTCAGGTGCTTCCTCAGTTCCTTTCGTTTCTGTCGCGTTGACCGATGGATCATAGTTACTCAGTTCCTCTAATGCTTCATTCATTAAGTCTTCTAAGATGTCCTGACATATTCCTGCTTCAGTTTCCGCAGAGACAACAGGAGCAGCTTTAGTTGGTATAGACAGCAACTTACCTTTTAACGCGCCAAGCACTTCTTCCCACGCTTTAACTACATCTTCTGCAACAACTAAAGTTCCGTGTACAGTCGCCAGTTCTAATTCTGCTATCTCAGCTTCTGCGTTAACTTTTCTTGTCCGAGCCTCGTCATAGCTCGATCCTATCTTAACTCCACCTGTAGATGCCATGCTAGTTCCCTTTGGTTTTTTTACATAATATCACAATATACACAATTAGGATTAGGTTTTGAATATTCTGTCGCTACGCGAATAAAGTGCTCGCGCGAAACC